AGTATTAGCTTCGGTTCCCCACCATTCTCACGAATCCTCTGGATAGCCGTATCCAGGTGAGTGAGGGACAAAGCCCGTCCAGTACCGCTGTTTAGCTGAACACTAGCAGCAGCGTTCCAAGTACCCGTGCCCCGGTCAGCCAGAGTTAGGTCGTAAGCCCTAACATTGACCCCACCTGAACCCCCACCGACAATCATAGCATCTTCTGCTACAATGTCATCAAGGGAAGTAAAGCCAGCACGACTAAATATAGAAGCTAGGTCGCCATCTGCGAAAGCAGTTCCAGTAGCGATAGTAACTACACCAGTGTCTGTGGCTACCGCAGAAACGGTAGACCCACTAGTGCGGTCAAAGCCCGTCCCTACGTTATTCATAGAGACAGCATCGCCAATCTTAAAGTGATGAGCGACAGAAGCGGGTACTGTGAAGGCAGTCGATCCACCAGCAGATACGATAAACGCACCGCCAGCCAACAACTCCTCATTGATTTCCTTGATATGGTCAAGCTGGGAATTCTCATTCTCCATCGCCAGAACATCTCCGATACCGCCTTCCAACTGAGCCGTGAAGACGGACTTCACAGAAGCACCGAAGGTCGTTGATACGATACGAGGCAAGCTCGATACCGTAGCAATATTGGAAATGTCCACCGTGGGGAGACTTCCCGTCTCAGTTACTGGTCGTGACCTACTAGAGCCACGGTCAGTCCTGACACGCCAACCAGCCGTATTGCCCCAAACTACTCTGGGAATAGCATTGAAGAAACGAGTCTGGTTGTTCAAAGCTTGCCACACCTTGCGTCCATAAGTTGTATTGAAAATTTGACTAGCTCCGTCAACAGTGTGGTAAGTCTGTTTCATCAAGTATTCAGGGCCGAATACTGACTGATACAGGCCACGCTGAGACTGTGCTAGATATTCTGATAAACTAGGATTAGCCATAGTGTGACTCCTTTAATCTAAATTTAACCTAATAGTTCCCTAGGAACTCCTTCAGTATTCCCCATCTCAATTTGAGCCTGGAGGGTTCGCAATTCCTTATAAGACATGTTAGCCAATTGGTCAACAGTATCCATAGGATCGCTAGACTTCACTAGAGGAGTAGAACCATCAACTCCAAGGGGAGATATTTGCTGAGGTGCTTGTAGACCCAATTCCTCTCTAAATCCCATCTTCCGAAGCCGTTGTTCAGATTCATACTGAACAGCCTTTTGCATGTTAGCTTCAGTATTAGCTATCTGCTTTTTCAAAGCATTAAGCTCCTTTGCCATCTCTTCCAAGTCTTCGTCTTCTTTATCGTCTTCGTCCTTTCCCTTATCAAAGTTGTACTTCTTATCTTTGTCTTCTTCGTCATCACCTTTGTACATAGCCTTTTTATCTTCGTCTTCCTTCTCAGGATATTCGTTTGCTCCGTTTCCTTCCTTTTCCATATCTTCGTCTCTGTCGTCTTCGTGTTTGGCTGCTTGAATGGTAGCTTGCTGTTCTGAAATTTTAGTAGTAGGATTGATAGGAGTTTCCCAATCTTCTCCCTTACCTTTCATTTTAGTACCAGAGCGTACCTTCGTCCCGTCTACATCCATTCCATTGTCGGCTTTCATCATTCCATAGACCTCAGAAGCAATAGCTTTCACCATAGAACTTCGTTCATCTACAGCATGATCCTGTTCCTGCTTTGCAATAAACGCATCTTCATCACGAATGAAGCGGTCATCCATCTTCTGCAAGACTTCAGCAACAGCAGAAAGGGCCAACGTATTTCCTTCCATGTGTTTCTCAATCCTATTGATAACATCGTCTGCCATAGTATCCCTCCTAGTAATAATATATATATTATTTGTAACTAGAAGGTTGGTCTAAGCCACTTCCGACCTTCTGTCAAATAGATTATTGTATACCTATATATAGGTATACGCTTTATTATACTACTTTTTCTACGAAAATGGTACGTTTTTTATACTTTTTATATAATCAGTCTTCTACGCCCAAGGAAACCATTTTTAATATTTCGTTTCTAAAATCATACATAGGGACTTGTATCAATTTTTTAAACTTCTCACATTGCGTACCTTCTGGCATTGAAGCCTCAATTAAATCCAAAACCTTTCCTACCATCCTAGAGTGACGAGCCACTATAAATTCTTGTTCAGGAGTAACTCTACTTATATCTACCATATTTTTCCTCCTCTTATACTATCAACCTTATTTAGCCCCCAATTGTCTTAATGCTGACGCAATTCCTATACGAATACCCTCTGCCATAGCGTTTCTCATAAAATGAGAACCCTCTCTCCCAGCAGAATTTCCTATAGTACGCCAAATTTGATTACTTGGATCCTCAGCCTCATTTAAAAGTACAGGTTTCATATTAGTAAAAGTTTTCGTATGCGCCCTAACCATAACCTTTCTACCACTTGGTAAAGTACGCTTAAAGCGTTTAATTTTAGCTACATATTTACCAGACGCACTTACTGCTGGAGTTCCTTCTTCTACCATATGAGCATATGGCATAGCTGCACCTAACGTAAACCCATCCTTACTATAGATTAGATACAAACTTGCTAGTAAATCCCCAGTAATAACTGGACATGTGGACTGAGATATACCCAATGCAGAGTTACCAATACGAGGCACTACAGAGGATACAAGGTCTTTTACCACAATTGTCACCGTTGTTCTTGGCATATATATCCCCTTTCCATACAGTAATTATACTAATTATTAACCCAAATTTCAGGAATTTCATCTTTAAACTTAGATTTTATATTATCATATCTATTCAAATAAATGATTTCCTTTCCTATATAACCATACTTAGGGTGCCAATACGTTACTATCTGTTGTGGTTTCGTTACAGCTTGTAATCTATTCATGGCAAATTCATCTGCCCCTTTCATACACCCACAAATATGAGCAGAACCTGTACCTATATCTAACTCATCTACTCTATGAAAATGTCCAATCATTACAGAATCGAAATGGGCTGGAATAGTCTCAGGAACCTCCCCAGTTTCATTTTCTAATCCTTTCTTAAAATGTAATACTGACCTTAGATTAGTTAACACTTTTGTTATGGAAGCTAGGCTACCCGCTCCTGATACCGCATCCCCATGCATTGCTAAGATATTTCGATTACAAACTGGGAATACTGTCAAGTAACTTTTAGGGATATGGAATTCTATATTCGGTTGTTTTTGAACCAGTGCAGCAATCCATTGATACATTAGATAATCCCAATCCATATATTTATCTTTCATGGGTGGCTTCCTAGTCATACGCCCATGATTCCCGACTACACATGGAACCCTAATAGTTTCAAAATGGGGGGCTATAAACATCAAAGCTTGAGCAATCAAATTAGCTCCCCGAATCATTTGCATCATACAATTGGTTAAATTAGTATTAGACAATTCTTCATGGATATCCCCGCTAATCATATCCCCTAACATCGGTATCACTAATTCTGGAATAGGTACTGCACTCCGTCTAAGTTCTATTAGTGTTACTAGTTGTGTAGCCCACCCATATAATCTATTATTAAAAATATCAAAATCATATGAATTCAAACCAGCCATCTGTTTAAGGTCTATAAATTCTCCTATATGTGTATCTGATAGTGGGGCCACTACAGCTTGGGGGGTATCTCCTGTTACTTTATCCCGCCTAGGATAGACTTCAACTTTGTTAAATCCAGGTATAGAACCTTTAATAATATCCGTTAATAAATCTGTTTGTGCATATTCACGTAGACTCTTTTCATAAAGTTTCTTATAGAAGGTAGTTTCCGCTTTATAAGTGGCTAATTTCTTATCTATCTTAATCCTATCTTCTATGGAATCTAAGATAATGTCATCGGGATTGATGTTTTCTAAAGACACCTCCTTGTCGTACCAACGTTGAATGGTAGTTCGGTGAACCGTTTCTCCGTATTCCTGTTCTATCCACTTTGCTATTGCTGTCCAAGTATTTCCCGCCAATTTTCTTTTTACTATCTCGTCCTTTGACATTTCGGGTATCATTCTTACGCTTCCTCCTTAAAACTAAAACTGTTCCACACGATAAACAAGCTAAGTCATCATCTAAATTTAACGTCAGTAATCCCGTACACTTAGGGCATTTCATCTAACAAGTCTTGAAATAACGAATCGAACCCTTTAGATATTACCATTTTTTTACCGTAAGTCAAGTGCTTAGGCTCTTCAGGAATAGTATGCTCTTCTTCTTCGTCTCCTTCATCGTCTCTAGGATTTCTACTTAACTTATCTTTACCACTAGCTCTATGTAATGGGTCACCTTGATTCCCAGCAGTTCCCCAGCCCCACTCTTTTTTAATCTTCCCCTCATCCCCAATTTCTTCTGTTAACTTATCCTTTTCT